GCTTCGCGGAACCGCCAGATGCTGGCCGAGCGCTTGTTCCTGAAACCGAGCCTGCCGGACTTGTCCTTGCCGAGCGAAGCTTCCGCGCCTTTGTAGCCGACGACGTCGATCTCGTTCTCGCGCAGCTGCTCGTAGGTGCTGCTGCCGTACCCGCCGCCCAGGTCGAGCACGATCTTCGCGCCGTCCCTGCGGTGGGACACGATCAGGCCGGCACAGAAGCGCCCTGCCCGTTCGATCGGGATGTCCTTGCCCTCGACGATGATCAGCTTGTCGTACCAGCCATCGAACCGCGGCGCCATCACCATCGGATCTCGGCCGCCGCCTGACGCGTCGACACCGATCGCGCACATCGGCACTCCGGCGGGCGACTTGCCTCCGGTCTCTTCCCATCGCGCCTGGGCCAACCGCACCCAGGCTGTCGGGATCGTCTGGTAGGCGGCATCCTTGAGGCCCGCGTCGAATCGCCCGTCACGGTACGCGGCCCGCAGTTCGGCGGGCAGCGCTGCCAAGGTGGCAGCATATCCACTTGCTTCGAGGTCGGGGTTGTCCGAGAGCGCAGCCGGGATGAACGTGCGGCTCTTCGCTTCGATCAGTTCGCCGTTGATCAGGTGCGGCCCGCGGCCGTCGACCTCGATCTCTTTGTCATCCTCGCCGGTCGTGTACCAGCGCAACTCACCCGGCTTCGCAGGGTTCGGATGGTTAGGGTCGAGCCACGCGGCCCAGCGCTTGAGCACCCACAGGCCTTCGGGGCGTGTCGGTGGGTTGCCTGCCGCGATCACGCGACATCGCTGCCCAGGCTTCGCGCTCCGGTTCCACGTTATGATGAATACGTACTGCGACTCAGTGAAGTCGGAGACCTCATCGAAACAGATCAGGTCGTGGGGCGACCCCTTGAACTTCTGCTTGTCATCTTCAAGCTGGCAGCCACTGATCTCGACGGTCGCGCCTTCAGGGAGCCGCCAGATGCCATGCTGCCCGGACCATCCGTCGCGGTCGCCGACCACTTCGGCCATCCGCTCGACGAGGCCCAGCGCTTCCTTGTTCGTCCGGCGCAGAAGCAGCGACCGGTGATGCTGCGTGAGCGAGAGGCCGATCTCGAGGTCGGACTTGCCGCCCCCTGCCTGCCCGCCATAGAACAGTTCGTCGGCCTCGCAGAAGAACGCTTCGGTCTGCGGGCCAGGATTGGGGACCCAGCGCATCCCCGCGACTACGCGATCAGCATGTGCGATCGTTTCATCGCGGGTGCGATCGTCGAGGCCGCCGAGGGCGGCCAGGACGTCGTCGATGCGCAGGGCTGCGGTCATTAGACCGTGGCGCTGAACGGCGTGGCCGAGGTGCCGTCTTCGGCTTCGATCGCGGAGACCAGCCAGACGGCCGTGGTGCCGTTCATCTTCACGTCGCGGAACGTGACCCGTCCGCCCGCGAGGCCGGCGACCGCGGCGTCGTAGGTGTAGGTGTCGCTGTCGGCTGCGGTCTCCCAGACGTCGGCCGTGTTGGCGGCGTTGTTCGCGAAGGTCGCGAAGCCCACCATGATGTCGGAAGCATTCGCGACCTTGATCGTGGCGTTCGACGTGAACGTGGTGCCGGTGAGGAACTCGTAGACGTCTCCCGAACCGGTGGCTGCCGGCAGGGTGACCGCGATGCCGCCGGCGCGGTTGAGGGTGATCAGCTTGCCGGCGTGCTCCTGAGGCTTGACTGCCAGCGTCGCGGCGGTGGCGTTGACCACCGACCCTTCGCCGAACGTCAGGCCGTCGCAGGCCAGGGCCTTGGACGCCGTCAGGCCGACGTGGCGGCCGTGTACCGAGGTGAGAACTTTTGCCATGGTGTTGCTCCTTTAGGTTTGCTGTTGCTGCGGAGTGCCTGAGACCGTCAGGCGACGGACTACACGAGATCCGACCCGTCGTCGGGATGCCCCGCCGAGGGGGCGCCGTCGACGCTGGCGGCGTTTTCTTTGGTTGCTTGGGCCCTCATGCCCAGGGCGAGGGCGAAAGCGATTTTGCGCGCCGTGGCGGTCGGCGACTCTTCGACCCTGAAGGCGCCGTCGTTGTCGTTGCCGATCTTGACCGTCGCGTTCTCGCGGAACTCTGCGGGCGCCGCGGCCTTCAGCATCGTGGTCAGCAGGCTGTCCGAATACTTGCGGACCTTGCCGCACTCGTTGCCTTGGTACCAAACCGCTTCCTCGACGCCTTCGACCGCGCGCCGGTGTGCTTCACGCACCAGGACATCGACATACGCCTTCTCGGCGTCTTCCCAACGCTGCGCGAACTCGGGGTTGGCCTTGGCGGCCTTGTAGACCGACGAGCGATCCAGGCCCGCTGCTTTGGCGGCGTACGCGACACGGCCCGACTTCGCCAGTTCGGCGAGGAAGGTTGCGATGGGGAGGCCGTCGGGGTCGTAGATGCTCATGGTGCCGAAAGAATAGGCACCTAGTAGCCGATGATGCAAGCGATTTTTCAGCGGCGCGCTTCGCCGATCTTGCTCGCGGTTTTCTGCGCGTTCTGCCGAGTTGGGTTCTCGGCGTGCTGCTTGCAAACTTTTACGTCGAGAGATCCACTTTTGTCCCGATCCATCCTGCCACATTCCACACCCCTATAGGGTGTGTGTGGAAGTGTGGCATGGAAATGGACGTTCGCCACACTCCACATTTTGCCAAGTGTGGCATGAGTGTGGAAGTGTGGCGTCGCCATCGCGGTTGAGCGTGCAATTTTCTGCACAATCATTTCGACACCATCCCGCCTTCGATCTTGAAAACTCGATCCTTGACGAGCGAATCGACGGTCCGAACCATGACTTCGCGCCTCCGATCGCGACCGTTTTCAGGTTCAGGGAGCGCGTCGACGCACGCCTTGATAGCTTCTTCGTATTGGATTGCCGTCCCGTATTGGTCCATCAACGACTCGATCGTGTCCTTGGCGATCTGTTGGCCGTTTCGAAGTTTCCGGGTCCCTGACCTGACGTCGCGGGCCGAATGCTCCCCATGCTCGACCACGCACGACGTGATCGGCTCGAGGTCCTCGTCGACGCCGATCGTGACAGTGAGCAGCCGGAACCCAAACTCGGCACCATCCTCCCCGTCCTTCTGCTTGGTGACCGTGAGCGCCCGCAGGTCGTCCGAGCGGATCACTTCAAGCTCCGCATCGGCGGCCGCGCGCAGGCCTGACCAGCCACGGGCGCCGCGGGTCTCGTCCTTGCCCGAGTGGTGGATCAGGAGCACGACAGCGCCCGTGGCCCGTGCATCCCCTTGCAGTGGCCCAAGGCCTTACCTACGTCCTCGCCGCTGTTCTCGTTGGCCCCAGGCAGGACCTGGGCCCATGTGTCGACGATGATCAGGTCGACCTTGCCCCACACCAGGATCGCTTTGCACACATCGAGGGCGTCTTCCTTCTCGAGGAAGTTCGGGGCGACGGGGATCACCTTGAGGTCGACGTTCTCGAGGTCGACGCCGTACTGCTGGGCATAGGCCTTGAGGCGCTTGCGCGCGCCGCCGGCGCCCTCCGCGGCGATGTAGACGACCCGACCCTTGTGGGTGCGCTTGCCGCGCCACTCGGTGCCGAGGGCGATCGCGAAGCCCATGTCGAGGGCCATGAACGACTTGCCCGATCCGGAGGCGCCGAACATCACCGCCAGTTCAGCCTTGGGCAGGACGTCCCGGATCAGCCACGTGACAGGCGGCGCTTCGGAGAAAGTCGAAGCATCGACGAGAGCAAAGCGGTTCGGCTTCGCCACGACAGCCGGAGCGGCAGCGGGCGCATCAGCCTCCGGGGGTAGGACCTCGAAACCTGAATCGTCGGTGTCGAGGGCCGGGGCGGGCTCGGACAGGTCATCGAATGCAGCCAAGTCGTCAGAATGCAGGTCGACACCAAGCTTGTCGGCGAGGTGGGTGACGCTGCGGTGCGAGCAGTGGGCGTGCAGGCACTTGAAGTTGCCATTGGAATATCCTCCGGTATGGGGCGGGAAATAGGTGGTTGCTGACTCGGCCGATTCTTGGGTGTGCTCGTCGGACCAGGGGCAGATGACGTGCATCTTGCCGTCACGATCGACCGACAGGACCATCGACTGGTCGTACAGGGCCTGGGCGATCGGATCGTCAGAGATGGCCGCCTGCAGGGTCTCGCGTTTGGTGCTGGCGCGCTCGGTGTGGGACGAGGTGGCGTAGAGA